TCTAAACATTAAACCTCTTTTTTTTTCATTATTATTTTTTGCTACTTTTATTTTAACTGTAAATTCTGATTTATTAATAGAAAATAAATAAACCATTAATACTATAAGAAAAAAAGTAAACAATATTTTATTATTAATTTTCATTGTTAATATAATTAATATTATATTTTAAAGAGAATATACCGTTAATAAAATTATATGTTAAATCTGTTTTGAATGTTCCATCTAAAAAAGAAAATAATCCTAATTCATTATTATACCTATTTTTTAATAAACTATAAATATAAAATAAATTATTTAATAATTTAATTTTCATATCATTATTTTTATAAATAAAAATTAGTAAATGACATAATGTTTCAAATCCAATTATTAAATATATTGTTTCTATTTTTTGATTTTGAAATAAATTATCTAATATATTAAATATTCTATTACATATAATTTCACTATGTTTTATAATATTTTCATTATTTTCAATTGATAATATAAATAATGTATAAATATATTTTACTTCCCAGTTATATTGAAAGATATCATCTAGTTTATAATCATTTTCTAATAAATTTTTTAATATTATTTCTCTGTTTTTAATTAAATCTTTTTTATAATTACTACTTGAATTATTAGCAATAGATATTAATGCTTCATATCTTTCAAATTTAGGATCCAATGAATTAATAACATTTGTTAAATATTCTATTATTTGTTTAGAAACTTTTTCTTCATCTAATTTATTTAATATTTCTAACAAAAATATAGAAGGTTTTTTAAAACCTCTTTTATTTTTCTTAAATTTATTTTTGAAGTTTTCTACTAAATTATCACATATATCTAATGTTTCTTTGTTAATATTATTTTTTAATTCATATACACTGTTTAAAAATGATAAAATATTTATATCTTCTTTACTATATATAATTTGTTTATCAGAAGTTATATAATACGGTATATTTTTTACAAAATAATCATTTATAAATGATGTATAATTATTCTTATAAAAACTAAGTATATCAGATTCTAATACTTTATATATTTTTTGACTTACTGTTAATGTATTATAAGCATAAAATTGATAACTATTAGAATGAATATTTGATTTTTTTAAAAGAGTATTTCTTATATAATTCCAATCTTTATTATTTAAAAATTTAGGTAAATATGTTGATTTATTATTATTAATATCTTTTAATAATATTCCATAATCGCTATTATTATTGTAGTAACTGTTTAATTCTTTACAAAACCCGTAATCATCTATTTCATATATTTCATTTAACATAAATATAATTTCATATGTAGTTTGAGAATCTTTATAAATATTATTAAAATTACTATTTCTTATATCATTCCAAGTACTTTTAATAGATAATTTTTCTATATATTCTAATAACTTTTCTTTATTTAATAAATTAAAATCATTTTCCCAATAACCAAGACATCCATGAATATTTTCTTTATATTTATCATTTATAGATTTATCACTCCTCTTAATATTTACAAAAACTCCAAATGTATTATCTGGAATATATTTTAAAATATTACTATTATAATCTATATTAATTTCTAATGATTTACTAATAGCAAAATCACCTAAAGTATTCATATTATTAAAAAAATAATATAAAAATATCAAAAATAAGCCACAAAAAAATATTTTAAGAAAAATATAAATTTCTTACTTCCATTACATTAACTCTACAAATTAAACAAGTTAATCTATTATCATATTCAGATATCCTATTAATACATTTTTGACAAGAAGTATGACCGCATGGATTAAAATATCTATCTACATTATTACTCATACATATAGTACAAGTATTAGATATATTTAAATTCATCTTTTCAATCACATTTATATATTTTTCTACTTCCTTTCTCTTTTTAATATAATCTTTCTTTTTTTCATAAGTATGAGTATTACTTTTTATTATGTTTCCTAATGATTTTAAACTATCTATTAATGTTGTATCATCTGTATTTTTTAAATAATCCTTTGTTATATTTTCAGCATATTCAATTGAACTATTTAACATTTTAATATCTGTTTTTGTTTTATTAATATCATTTTTTAATTCTTTTTCAGCATAAAAATAATTCTCTTGAACTTTACTATAATTTGTTAAAAATTTATCATAATTATTCAATAATTCATCTATATTTTTATTAAATTCGTCCTCTTCTTTATTTTCAAGTTCTTCAATAGTTTCTTCTTTATTTTCGTGTTCTTCAATAGTTTCCTCTTTATTTTCAGATTCTTCTTTAGATAATTCTTTTGCTTCGTGTATTTTAATATCTTCTTCTATTTCTTCTATATCTAAAGTATCATTATTCATAAATTTTAATAATTCTTTTTTTATTAAATCAAAATCATGTTTTAAATTTTTAATTTCATTAGAGTGACTATCATTAATATTATTATCTATATTTCTAACAATATGATGTGTTTCATTATTTATTAAATCATTATCAGTATTACCCATTAAATATGAATAATTATGAGTACTATCAAAAATAGAAGAAGAATAATTCATTATATATTAAAATATATAATATAATTTTGTTTATTAAACAAGTACTTCATTTATATCCATTATTTTAAATTTAATTTTTTTATTTTTTATATTTTTATTTATATAAATTAATTTATCATTTAATTTATCAGTTATATATTTTTCATCTATTTTTTTTATTTTCAAAATATTATAAATACATTGTATATATTTATATAAATCATCATCATTATCTAAATTTAATTGTTTTATTAATTCTAATAATAATTTATTTATTTTGTTTTCTATTAAACCATAAATTTCAAGTTTTACCACCAGAATACTATATCCTATGGAATTGTCCGTACATTTATTTTTTTCACATAATAAATTATATAAATTTTTATTATCATAATCACTTGTATTTTTATATAATAAATTGTGAAATTTATCAATTTTTTTATTTAAATCATTATCTTTATTTATTTTTTTTATTAATTCTATATATATATCTATATACTTATTGTTTAGTATAATTGAATCAATTAAAATATCAATCATAATACTAGAAAAATCTTCTTTTTCTAATAAAAGCAAAATTTCTCTGAAAATAATATCTTTATTATTTTCTGTTAATTTATTAATATTATTTTTAAATTTTTTTATTAAATCAATATTTATTTTTTTATTTGATATTTTATTTAATGGATCTATATTTAATTTGTAATAAGATTTATTTTTTTTTATACTTTCTAAAAATAACTTCAATTCTACATTTTTATCCAAATTAATATAATTTTCATAATTTTCTAAAAAATCTTTTTTAGTTATTATTTTATCAGCATTTTTGTAACAAATTATATCCATAAAAAAATATCAATATATATATATATAAAACATATTATTCTTTATATTATTTATGCACTACAATTTTCACAAACATCTGGATTGACAGTGAATTGTATAGCTTTTGATGAGGGTCTACTTCTTAAATAATACATACCTGTTTTTAAACCATTCTTCCATCCATAATGATGCATCGCAGACAATTTAGAATAAGTTGGACTCTCCATAAATAAATTTAAACTCTGAGATTGACAAATAAATCTACCCCTATCAATAGCCATATTAATAATATTCTTTTGCTTTATTTCCCAAGAAGTTTTATATCTTTCTTTAATAAAATTAGGAATTTCATTAATATGTTGTATAGAACCATCACCAACTATAATTTTTTCCTTCATTTCACTAGTCCATTTACCTAATAATTCAATATCTCTAACCATATAATCATTTAATACCGTATATTCACCAGCTAAAACCCTTCTTGTATAAATATTAGAAATAACTGGTTCAAAACATTCATAATTACCTAAAATTTGAGATGTTGATGCTGTAGGCATTGGAGCAACAAGTAAACTATTACGAATACCATACAATTTTATTTTTTTTCTCAATTCATCCCAATTCCATAAATTATTATCAACTTTATAATCCCACATATCAAATTGTAATTCACCATTATATACTGGAGAACCAATATAACTTGAATATGTTCCTAAATATTCATCTCTATCTAATTCTTCTGATATTACTTTTATTTTATCTTCTATTTTTACTATTTCAGATTCTACTCCTTGTTTTTCAGATTCAATTTCATACTCAAAAGTTAATTTATGTTTTAATTCTTTTAGTAATTTAACATCACTTTCCCTTTCTTTTGATATTTCCATTGATGCTTCTAAAGCACCATAATATATTGTTTCAAATATTTTACTATTAATATCAGAAGCTTCTTCACTATCAAATGATATTTTTAATTCATAAAATACATTAGCAAGACCTTGAACACCTAAACCAATCGGTCTATGTAGAAAATTTGATCTTTCTGTTTTTTTAGTTGGATAGTAATTGTAATCTATTATATTATTCAAATTTAATGTCAATATTTTTGTTATATCTTTTAGTTTATTATAATTATATTTTGGTAATAATGTTTTTTCCAAATTTTCATAACCACCCAAATAACTACCATTCATAAATATTTGTGGATATGTAATAGTAGTTGATTTTTTTATTATACTTTCATCTACTAAAGAAAATTCAGTATGTTTTCTTTTTTCATATTCAATCTTTTTTTGTTTACATAAATTTTCAGCCATTTTACAATAAATACAATCTTCTTTTTCATATATTACTATTTTGAAACTAGATATATCGGGGTATTCTAAACAACTTTTTAAAGATATTGAAGCCAAATTACAAACTGCTGTTTCTTCTGAACTAGAATATTCAATTATTTCCGTACACAAATTAGAAGACCGAATTGTTCCTAAATTATTCTGATTTGATTTTCTATTACAACTATCTTTATACAACATGTATGGAACACCTGTTTCAATTTGTGATGTTAAAATAGCAAACCATAAATCTTGAGATTTAACTTGCTTTTTATACATACCTTTTTCTTCATATTCCAAATATAATTTATTAAATTCTTCACCATATTTATCTTCTAAACCCGGACAATCATGAGGACAAAACAATGACCACATTTCATTATTCTGAACCCTTTCCATAAACAAATCACAAATCCATAAACCATAAAATAAATCTCTGGCTCTATCACTTTCATTTCCATGATTCTTTTTTAACTCTAAAAATTCAAAAATATCAGAATGCCAAGGTTCAATATAAATAGCAAATGAACCATTCCTTTTTCCTCCACCCTGATCAATATATCTTGCTGTATCATTAAAAACCCTTAACATTGGAATTATACCATTTGATATACCATTTGTTCCTGCTATAAAAGTATCCTTTGCTCTAATATTTTGAATAGATAAACCAATACCACCGGCATATTTAGAAATCTTAGCACAATCTTTTAATGTATTAAAAATACCATCTACCGAATCATCTTCCATAGTCAATAGAAAACAACTTGAAAACTGTTCTCTATTTGTTCCAGCATTAAATAATGTAGGAGTTGCGTGTATAAAATATTGTTTTGACATATAATAATATGTTTCAAATGCTTTTTCCAAATTATTCCTGTGAATTGATAATGAAACTCTCATTAGTAAATGTTGTGGTCTTTCTACTATTTTCTTATTAATTTTCAATAGATAACTTTTTTCTAAAGTTTTAAAACCAAAGAAATCAAACAAATAATCTCTCATATAATCAATTTTACTTTCTATTAATTCACTATTACTAAAAACCAAATTATACAAATTATCATTAATCAAATTAATACTTTTACCACGATTATCAACATAATTATATAATTTTTCAATAACACTTTTAAAATCACCATCAGTATCTTTGTGATGATTTGATATTGTAATCCTACTTGCTAATTCCTTATAATCTATATTTGTAGAATATAATGAGATTGCTATTTGTGCGGATAATGTATCTAATTCTGTTGTATGAACACCATCATATATTTCAGCACAAACTTTCTGAGCTATGATAGTTGGATCAATATCTAATTTTTTTAAACCTGGATAGTTACATAAAGATTTGATTCTATTTAAAATCTTATCAAATGATACATCTTCTTTATTACCATTCCTTTTTGTAACTTTCATCTTAATTTATATATATAATTACAGATAATATTTTAAGTATTTTCAAATTTTAAAAAAATCAAATAATACTATTCCAATTTCTATAATTTAATCTAATATTATTATACAATTCTTTTAAATATTCTTTCTTGTCATCACTCAAATTATTTTTATTATAACATTGTTCTACTAAACTATCTACTCCATCTATTATTTGGTCTTTTAACTCATTTCCATTCCAAGTATTCCAATTTTTAATATAATCAGTACTTAATGAATATTCTGGTATAGCATCACAATCTAATTCTCTATCAGTTCCTTTATTTTTTGCTTTATATAAAGCCCAAGCACCTAAACACATACAATGAAAATTTCCATTTCTATCTTTTGACCAATTACTCTGACCTGTTTCCAAAGAAAAATCATCAGTATCATCATTTACATCAAAACATATTTGATGTAAACCTCCTGTATCCTCTTTACAATAACCATTAATAGATGAACCACTTTCACTTCCTGTTCTACATCTTTGTAAAGGTTTACCATATAAATTTAAAATAGTTGAATTATAATTTTCTTGAGCACCTACACCACCTTCTATACTTGATTTTACTTGTGAACCAACTGTAAATCTTTCACAATTAACACCGTTTTTAAAACATAAAGGGAAGTATTGATTATAAGTATCAACACAAATACCATAACTATTATGCCACCATTCGCGATGACACATCCCAATACATTCATAATCCGAACCACATGATTCACCAGCATCTTTTTTTTTTAAACATGAATTATTAGATTTATATTCATCTTCTTTACAATTTGGTATTTTACTACACAATCCATAATTATAATATTCATCTTCTTTACATATACTTAAAAAATGTGGATTAATTTTACCTTTTCCATCACCTTTATCCTCGGAACAAGTACCACCAAAATCATCTTCTGTAAATTTATTTGTAAAATCACAATAACCACTAGTACATTCTGAACCATCGCTACACCAATAACCTATATCACAATTAATACCGTGTTCTACACATGCCTGGTCCGGACAAGTATATGGTACATATTCAGTCTTACCAACACAAAAACCAGGAACATCTCCTTCACAAGGATTATAAGTACACTTACCAACACATTCATAATCTTCATAACAATCTTCATCATTACTTTTTTTTGAAAAACAATACCCATTCTCATAATACTCATCTTCAAAACAAATATCAGTATTTTTATTATTAAATATTCTCTTTATTTTAGTATTTTTATTATTAAATATTCTCTTTATTAGTAATAAAAATAATACTAAAATAATAATAAATATAAAATATTTTAGTTTATCTTTATTTTTTAATTTGAACTTCATATATTTTTACTTATATTTAAAAAAAAAAGAGATATGATTATCCAAAAAAAATATAATCTTATGGAGCAATTAGAAATATATATTAAAATGCAGAATATACAATTATTAAAACTAATTGCTAATAATGAAAAATGGAATTTTAAAGAATTAATTAAATATATTAAATAATTAATAATCTTTAGTAAATGGTTCAACTGTCCCATTATCTTTTAAAACAATAAATAATACAGTTATAAATATTCCTAATAATATTAAATATAAATAGTTTTTATCTATATCTTCAAACATTATCTATATTATTAAATATATTTAATTTATCTAAACATTTCTCTTTTTCTAATTCTTTTACATTTTTTTCTTTTTTCTTTTTAACTTTCTTTTTAGAAACTAATTTTATATCATTTATTTCATTTGTTTTTTTAATTTTAAATAAAGTATTTACATTTAATTGTAATTTTAAATAAATATCTATATTATCTAATGGTTTTATAGTAAAATCTATTTTTTGTAATAAATATAAAATAGATTGATATACCAATGGTAATCTTTTTATTTTTTTATATAATGTATAATTATCTATAAATAATTCATATAAAGATTTAATTTGTTTAACAATAGTTTTATCTTTGTCATTTAATTCTAAGAATATTAATTCCCATATTAACCATATAACATCAGAACGATATTGTTTTTTAACATCTTCATTTCTATCATCAATAGTCCAATTATTTAGTTTTTTTTTATTCATTTTTTCCCATTGTATTAACCATAATATCCAATAAATAGATTTCTCATATCCATTATTATCTGTGTTTTTTAAACAATAATATAATTCATTAAATATTAATTTTAATTCAACTGGTTCATTAAAGTGTATAAAATTTGATGGTAACAAATTGAATTTTGAAGTTGCCCTTTTCATTACATTTTCCATATTAAAATCTTCATCATTTAATTTAGGATATTCATCATATCTTTTATTTTTATCAGATTGTAATATTAAACCTAATAATGATATAAATATATTTCTAATTTCATTATTATTTCTTAATAATAATATTTCCTCTTTATTATTTTTTAAATTATATCTACTACAAATATTATTAAACAATATATTCTTTTTATATAATATATTTGGCAAATTCGGATTATTTATATTTATAACCTTAATACTATACAATATTAATTTTTCCCATAAATCTATTACATATCCAGATACTATACATTCAATTAACCAATTACAAGAATTTTCTACTTTTTTAGATTCAATACATTTAAATAAAGTTTTAAATACATCTGTTTTTTTATAACCACTAAAAGTCTCTTTTTTAAATTTTTCTACCCCTCTAGAATCTATTATTTCAGAATCTTTCATATTACTTATAATTTTTTATATTTTATAGATTATATATGAACAAATTATTATGTGCTATCGGAATTACTCTATTATTTTCAAGTATTTATATGGCAATTATTAACACAGAAAAAGATATCTTTATAGAATTTAACAATATGTTAGGTTTGGAACAACAAATCAAATATAAACATATTATTAAAGAAAGAGTAAATATTTATATAACAGGAACTATTATAGGATTTTTAGTAGCTTTATATTATATTACACATATAAAAAATATAAAAGCAACTAATATATGTATATATTTAAGTATTGTATTAGGTATTCAATTAATATATTATAAAATACATCCTAAATCTGAATTAATGTTATATCATTTAACAACAAAAGAACAAGTAGATAAATGGGCTGATATTTATACATACATGAAAACTAAATGGATAAATTCATTAATATTTGGTTTTATTGGATTTTTAGCTATTGGTTGTTCTATTTAACTACCACTACTTCCAAATCCTTTTTCACCTCTAGTTGTTTCACTTAATTTTTTAACTATTTCAAATGTAATATTCATATTATCTTCAGTAACTATTGCCGGAACAATTTGAAACAACTTTGTTCCTGCCTTTATTATATATTCTTCATTTTTAATATTATCTACTTTTGCTATTATATTACCTCTATACCCAGCATCTATAACACCAATAGAGTTTGACATTCTTAATGGTGTTTTAGAAATAGATGATCGGGGAACTAAATAATACCAACAATTTTTTTCTTTATTTGTATTAATAAAAGCTTCACATTTAATTTTAAAATCAATAGATACACCACAAGCATTTGGTTTTACTATAATATCTTCTGGATTATAAATATCAAATCCCGCATCTCCTTCATGTGGAATATCATGATCTCTATACAAATTTTCTAATTCAGTAATAAATGTTGATTTTTCATTATTAATAGTAATTAAATGATTTTCTGGATTAATTAGCAAATGCATTATCTCTTTTAATTTATTTGTATGAATTTACTTTTAAATTCATTTTCAAATTAGTTTTTTTTATATTGTTATTATATGAATAAACAATTTAATATTATAATTACTATATTTTTATTGATAATAATAATTTTACACTTATTTTCTAATTGTGATTCTAAAATAAATAGTAGACCTGTTTGGCCTTGCCCATATAATGAAAGTAGATTTAAACATTTATATATAAAAGAAGAAAATGGTAAATATACAAGTCAATCTTTATTTGATATATACTTATTTACACACTTATCACACGGAATATTATTATTTTATTTATTATACTATTTAAATAATTATAAAAAATCCTCATCTATGATATATTTCGCATTATTTTTTGAAATTTTATGGGAAATAATAGAGAATATACCTATTATTATAAATAAATATAGGCGTGTTTCTAATATTAGTCGTAATTATGCTGGTGATAGTATTATAAATAGTATAGGTGATATTATTTCAATGTTAATAGGATTTTATATTGCTTGGAATTTTCATCAGTATGGATTAATTATATTTATATTTATTGAAATTATATTATACTATTACATTAAAGATAATTTAATAACAAATGTTTATCAAATATTTATAAAAAAATAATTATATTATTAACTTTATCTCAGTATATATTTAATAAATTTAAAATATATTCGTCATTGAATTGTTAATATATAAATTAGTTCTTTTTCTTATCTCCTCAACTTCCCCCATCTTGAAGAATAGTTTTACTTCACTGTCCGCCTGTTTGAGATTCTTCTTCTTCATCATCATCAGAAGAAGGTGCCGGACCTCATCCTCCACCAGTTAAACTTTTTTTACTAAATACAATTTTTTTTGTTTGGTTTTCCTCTTCTTCTTTATCAATTTTATCTACTTCTTCTTCTTTTTTTGTTATATTATCATCTAATATATAGTTAACATTTTTTTCAATTCCATACTTTTTTTGTAAATGTAATATTAAATTTGTAACATTTTTAAATTTTTTTTTGTTTTCATTTTTTATATCTTTCACCTTTTCTTCTAAAGTATTAAAATATTTATCATCTACTAATATAACAATTTTATTATTAATTTTTATCATTTATAATATTATCAATAAAATATTATTGAATTTTTAAATATATTTTTATATTTTATATATTATAAATAATGGGTTCAAGTATTTTTATACAGATTGTAGGATTTTTGATAATTTTTATGTATTTATTTATAAGATATAATTATCCATATCTTCTTCTTTCAAATACGGAGGTTATAGACGACGAAGGCGAATCATGTACGGAAGATATAAATTGTTATAATTCTTGTGATAATGGTTCTTGTAGTAATCCTAGGGTTAGAAATATATGGTTAAATGTTGTAGTATTAGTTATGTTTATTTTTTTTATATTGGGATATGGATACATAATTGCTAAAACATATAGTAGTTTGTATATGATTTTATTTATTATTACAGTTGTTATTTTTTATTTATCACAGAGATTTAACTTAGATTATTCAAGTTATAGACAAAAACTTGTATCAGCTGAAAAAGAAATTATAATTGATGAAAGTGATCCAGATAATCCATATAATCCAAATGAAGATATAATAGAAACAGATGAATTTATATTTGTTCAAAATAAAACAATACTTACTAAAAATATTGTTACACTTATATTATATTTTACATTCAGTTATATTTTCTATTTTACAGTTTGGTCTAAAAATTCAGATAATTACAACATATTGTCTAATTCAGATAATATATTTTTATTTACTTTATTTGGATTCAGTGTTTACTTATTCCTTGATATGATTGTAACTACTAGACCTGTATCAGAAAATCATAGTTGGTTATTTAAAATCATTAAAAAATTATTTAATTTTGATGATATTGAAAGGGAAAATAAATTATTTGATACTTCTTGGATTATGTATAGTATAATGAATTCTGCTAATTTAGTTTATATTATGATAGTCGGACAATATGTTTTCAATTCTATAACTGGAAAAGGTGATACTGGTCTGAGATACTTTGGAATCATTTCATTTTTTACAATTATTATTAACTTTTATCATTATAATAGTATTAAAAATATACAAGAAGAATGCTTATGTTTAGAAACATCACAATTATCTATAAGTAAGAATAATCTTAAAATATATCAGATTAATTTAATAATATTATCTGTATCTATTATTTATGTTGCTCTAATGAATACATTAAATACCAGGACAGTCAAAGATTTGATTAGTGAATAATTTTTATTATTTGTTTTTTTATACTATTCAAGTCCAAACTACTATCAATTATTAAAGGATTATCTTTAAAAATTAAAAAATCTTTTTCTGATAAATGATTTCTATTTTTAAAATGATCTTCATAATTATCTTTGTATAAATTTTTTATTCTTTCTATTTGTAATTCTTGTGAAATATTTAATGATATAATTTTCCAATCATTTTTTTCTAATATATCTAATTCATTTTGAAATCTTAAATCATCTATTATACAAAATTCTTTATCTTTAGTTTCTTTTATTATATAATTAACCCATACATCTGGATCTATTTCTCTCATTTTACTACCGATTGCTATCATTAAACTCCTATCTTTATTTTTTAAATCCATATTGAATAACTCATTCGCTAAAACTTTAATTTTATTAGCAAACGAAAATATTTC